AATTTATATTGGTTATTAAATTTTAGTTTATAGTTTTTCTTTGGATATGCTTGAGACGAAGTCCCCTGAATATCAATAGAAACTCCAGTATCAGAATAATTTCTACTACTGTCTTGTTTATTTACATACTCTATTTCAACGGATTGCTTCTCACCTTTCCTTGGGGGAAGTGTACCGATTATTGTCATACAAGGTATTTGGTCTAATAGTTTAGCATAGGAAATTTCTCCCCCATCATAAACATTATTTTTACTATATAATTCTCTTTTCTTTGTTAAGTCATTCATATCATACATATAATTATTCAGAGCCTCAGAAGAACTCATTGATTCATTATATATTCTAATATTATATATATTTAAAGTACATTCATTACAACCTAAAGTGATATAAACAGGATCGTCTTGACTAAACATTGTTGATGTTGAATATTGTGCCAGACCACTCAGTATACCATTTAGATAAACGTACATTATTCTATTTTCCATTGTGTTCTCAATAGAAAATGCTATTCTTATTCTTTCATTGTCTTTATAAGTTGTAGATATTTCATTATTTGAACTTTTTAAAGTTGCCTCTTTACAACCTACTTTTAATCCTCTCCAAGTTCCTGCTTCTTCAGTAAAGCAAGAGACCGCAATAGCGTCATAGTCTATCACATCTTTTATCTTAAATTCTATCTCAATTGTTTTCCCCAACTCTTTGAAATCCTTTAGGAAAGGTTGAAGATTTATAGTGGCACGAGCATTACCTTGTATAGATAACATTGAAGCTCCTGCGTCATCAGTTAACCAACCATCTGTTTTCCAGTTAAAGTTAGTAAAAGTAGTATCTATATCTTTATACACCCATTCAGTTTTCTTAGCATCATTTGATTTCCCCGAAGCTGTTAAGAATAATTCTAATCCACTTTCTTTAACAGGAATATCCATTTCAGAAGGAGCAACATAGAAAGAATCAAATGTCTTAACAGTTGAGCCTGTTTGAATAGATAGCACAACATTACCTACGGGGCAATCTGTTATTTGCCAAAGTTGGGCAGATTGATCATCCGTTCTTTCAGAATATAATTCTCCATTGATAAACAACTTAACAGCAGAAGTCAATGAATTAGGAGTATAAACTTGATAAGGAACAGATACAGTTAAATATTGTTCAGTATCAATTGGCTCAAATGAAGAACTAATGATAGGTGTTGAATTATTTCTTTCAATACAAATAATGTAATATTTTAACACATTACTCTTTAAATAAACTCCATTGATTTCACATTCAAGATATGCTTCAATCACGTGATCTCCATGAGTTTGGGGGTCAATCGTACATTGTTTATTTACGCCACTTTGGGAAAATTGTTCTTGATAAATAGTTTCATTATCAACTTTTATTACTAAAGTTTTATCAACATTTCCCTTAACATTTACTGTAAAAGTAAAACTTCCTGTGAATATTCTTGTGCTATCAAATGTTGACGATACACTTAATTCAATTACTTCAATATTATAGTATAAATTATCAGAAGCCCCATAAGAGTCCGATACTGTTATCTCAACACTATTTGAACCTTTTACTAAGTATTCTGTTAAATTAACAGTTATATCCCCCATAGCAACTTTTTCAACAGAAATCATAGAGCTATTAACATAAACTCTCATAGTCCCTGAAGTATTTCTTTCTATTGTAGTTTCATAATTGAAACTTACACTTACAGATGTACCATAAGCAGATTTGAAAGTAGCAGGGTTATGTGAAGTAAGGATTACTGTTGATGAAGGTGATCCTCCCCCACCTGTTCCTCCTCCTCCCCCAGTAGAGAAGATAATCCAAGATGCTCCGTCAAATTTATAATATTCGTCAACACTTTGAACATAACACAACATTCCTTGCTCAGCATTTAAAATATTATCTCTTTCCACTTCATTTAAAACTATTTTAAGACCACTTCCAGAGCCGGCCCCCAAAGTTCCCTTATCCCAACGCTCTTGAATGTTAGTCCCATCTCTTAATTTAACTTGTGAGGCAGTAGTTTCAAGATAAATTAGCTCTTTTTTACCGTCAGATTGGCTGGTTCTTTGAAATTGAGCCTTCAATTCTCTGACATTATCATCTTCATAAATTATATCAGACATATTAACCTCCACGCAAAAAATGGGGGAAAGCCCTAAGCTCTCCCCCTTATAATTAATCTGTAATTATTTGTAGCCAAACGTGTCCAACATTTGTATTAGTTGGTTCAGTTTCAGCTAAAGTTGTAGTTATTTTATCTATTCTTTCTCCTAAAGCTGTATCTTCAGCCTTTAATTCTTTAGATAAGTTATTTATAGTAGTATTAACAGTTGTTAAGTTGTTAGCAACTACTCCTTCAACTCTTGTTATTTCTGATTTTATATCAGCAACTTCTGTAGCTAGGTCCCCAGCAACAGCATTTATAGAAGATTCTAAAGCTGTTTGAGCATCTTTAATAGATTTTTCTACGTCAGCTTTATTAGCTTTTAAATCTAAAGCAGTATTTACATCAGAAGTATTAGCTTTTCCTTCTATTTCAGTTTTTAAAGCATCAGCAAGATCAGTTTTAGCTATAGCTGTATCTAATCTTCTGTAAGTAGACTTAGCAGATGCTATTGTTAAATAGTCTTGTAAGTCCATAGTGTTTGTTATTTCATCTATAACAACCCATCCACTAGCAACAGCCTTAGTGTCTGCTCCTTTGTAGATATAAACTCTCTTAGAGTTAACAACGAATGCTAAGTCCCCAACTTTTGGATTAGCGTTTGCTGTAGCTATTTCATCTTCAGTAGAAACAACTATTGTGTTAGAGTTCTTGTTAGATAAACTAGCTTTTAAGTTAGATATATCAGTTTCGTTTGTTTCAACTCTCTTAGCAACAGCAGAAACATTAGAATTAGTAGTAGCTATTGAAGCCTCTAAAGTAGTTTTTAAAGCCCCAACTTTGTCTTCAGCAGTAGCATTAGCTGAGTTTATAGCTTCAGTTTTAGCAGTTTCAATTGCCTTATTTACTGTTGTTATTTGCCCATCTGTGTAAGTCTTAGCGTCAGCGATAGCCCCAGACTTAGCAGTAGCTATTCTATCATCAACAGTTCCTAAAGCAGTTTCATTTGTAGAAACTCTACCAGCTAATTCTTCTATATTTGCGTTAGCAGTCTTTATAGCAGAGTCTGTGTAAGATTTAGCACTTGCTAAAGCACTATCAGCTTTAGTTTTAGCGTCAGCCTTAGCATCAGTTAAAACTTGTCCTGCGTATTGCTCAACTTCATCTATGTTAGCTTGTAATTCAGCTTCAGCACCTTGAGCTCTTGTAGCTTCAGTTTCCACAGCTTTAGAAACAGTAGCCACAGCAGTAGTTCTAGCTTGAACTTCAGCAGTTATAGCAGAAGCATTGTTAGCTATATTTTCTCTTATTTCTGGTAAGTCAGCTATATTAGTATTTATAGTAGATATAGCTTGATTTAAGTTAGCATCAGCATTTTTATAAGCTGTATCTAAAGCATCTATAGCTTTTTGTAAAGTAGCGTCAGCATTAGTTCTAGCAGTAGTCTCAGTAGCTATAGCTTGAGCATTTGTAGCTATTGCTTCTTTATTAGCATTTATATCAGCAACTAAAGCGTCAAGACCAGTTCCTTCGTCCCCAGATATGAATCCTTCTAAAGTTTCTACTCTCTTAGCTAATGCTTCATCTGCTTTTGTTAAAGGGGCAATTCCTTCTTGGAATTTCTCTTCGTTAAAACCGAATTCTTCCCAAGCTCCCCCTACAAGTTGATAAGTTTTTTGATCAGCTTTAACATAAACAAGCATACCTTCATATGCTCTTTTGTTCGTTAAGTGGTCATCTCTATCAGATATAGTATCAACAACTATTCTGGCATCAAGAGGAGCTTCTGCCGAATAAGCAAATCCTGATGCGACATTTATTCCCATTTTATTGAATTCTACAGCCATATTCTATTTCTCCTCCTTATTAATAACTGAAAGTCATTTTAAATCCAGATACAGTTGAAGCACCACTTGAGTACACATAGTAATCTTGAGCTGTTCCATCTAATCCAACTATGCTGATTAATTCACAGTTGAAAGCATCTGTCATATTAAAGTTGTTTGGATCTAATATAGTCTTTAACACACCGTGAGCCTTAGGATATGCTATAACCATTTTTTGGTTAGCACAATCATAAGAATGTGATTTAGTTCCTTTAGATTCAACTTTTTTAGTTAATCCTTTAACAACATCAGCAGTTATAGCAGTATCTGCCCCAACAACTCCCATGTAGTAAGGATAAACAAAAGTGAAAGTTCCACTGTTAGCAGAGTTAGAAGTACCAGAAGCATCTAATACTTTAACAGTAAAATACTTTCCTGTAGTCTTAACTGCTATGTTAGTATCAACAGCAACAGTTCCCCCATTAGCTATTGAGTCATCAGCAACTGAATGTAATACAGTAGAACCATCTAATATTTCTACTTTAGATATTTTTTCAGATTTTTTAGTGATGTTAGCAGTTAATTTAGTTATTGTTTGAGTATTACCATACTCATATGTTCCACCATTTACAGGTGTAGATGATAAAGATATAGTTGGCTTAACATATGGGAATAATAACTTAGTTAATAAGTCTTGAACTGACATTCCATTTAAGTCAGTATTAGCTGATATTCCCCCTAAAGCACTTACTGTTTTCATATCAGTTGTAAAAACAGTGTTGTCTAAGAATTGTTGTTTTTCAGCTTCAGAAACAAATTGTCTATCTTTGTCTGTTTCAACTTGATCAGCCGAAGTTTCTAAATAAACAACTTCATACTGTCCACTAGAGTTTTTAACTCTATATCTTGCTTTTCTTATTGTTTCATTTGTAGCCATATAATTCCTCCTATTTGAATTTATTTAAGGGTGGTCCCTTTGTTATCTTAGTGAAAATTGTAGCATATCTTCCCATTCTAACTGAACGCTATCAACACGCTGTTCTAACTCTTCTAACTTACTATTAATTTCAGTTATTTGAGTTATAACTACTCCGTCCGTTCCTGATATATCTGCTAATGCTACAAGGTTATTCCATATAGCATCTCCTACATATCTCCATTGAATATGGGTATCACTTGCTCTCATTTCTACTGCTCGACCATCATATCCTTGTGGTCCACGTAGGTTGTCTAAAGCAACAAGGTTCGTCCAAGAACTGTCCCCCACGTATCTCCATTGAATGTATGTGTCAGTAGCTCTAAGTTCAACTTCTCTACCAGCTACTCCACTTCCCCCAGAACCTCCTTCAAGTTTGTAAAGGTTCTGCACGTCAACAGCAGTTCCATACCCTCGGCGAGGCGTGTTATCTGGCTCTAATTCATCATAAATATCAGTATTCATTACTGGTGGCAATGATGTATTCATAAACTTCCCTCCATTACACGTAAATTTCCTCAGAAGATAGGAAAAAGGGGGAGGACTATTTTTATATAATAGTCCTTAAGTTAACTGAAAACTTGCCACTATTAGTGGGTGATCACTTATTGTGCTATCATAGGTATCTTGGTATCCATCCACTAAAGTTAGCCTATCATTATAAAAAATATGGTCTATTTTAGAGTTGGCAAATTGTCCTTGATTCACAGAAGTAAACCCATTATTTGTTAGGGGGGCAAGTGTTGATGAGTTATAAGTGTTAAAGTCCCCACAAATTATTTTATAAGTACTATTGTCTGCTAATACATACTCCATTAAATAACTTACATCAGAAGTAATATAAGTTTCATTTTCATAAGACAAATGAGTATTGAAAATGGCTATAGTATTGCCATTAAAATTTACTTTAACTTTTTCCACGTATCTTTGTTCACTACTTCCTTCAGCTTGAGTTATTAAACTATAATCAGTAGAGGAAAAAGCTGTATTAGAAACTATACAGTTTCCATAACTTCCCCCATTTTTATATACTATATTTGGGGGGAAATAATATGATGTATATTTTGAATTGCTTGTAAGAGCACAAGGAATTGAATCAATTCCTCCTCCATTAATAGCCTCTTGTAAACATAAGAAATTTAATGAATTTTTATATGCTTTGTGTAAAACTTTTCTGATAATTTGATAATCATTACTTGTGAAATATTTTACATTATAAGTTCCAACAGTAAATATACCCTTGTCTTTATTATTAGAGATTGTTGTATCATAATTTGTCATTAAATCATACAAACTATCACTAGAATTAGTAAAATTACTTATAATATTTAGTTTTTTATTAATGTTGGTAGTATTTGTAGCAATATTTTGTGTGTTTGTAGTAATATTTTTTGTATTTGTAGCAATATTGGTAGTATTTTTAGCAATATTTGTTGTATTTGTAGCTATATTGTTAGCATTTTTTGTTATATTTGTTGTATTATTTCCAATAGCAGTGTCTAAATTAGCTATATTTTGCTTATTAGTTGCTATATTTTCACCCAAAGTTTTGTTATCAGCTTGTAAAGTTAATATTTTTTCAGCACTTTGGGGATCTCCGATGTTCCCCATTTTCACCCAAACACCATCAGTTTTTTTCCAAGTGTCATTTGTGTCAACCTGTAAAAGAAAATCTCCATCATTTCCCTTGTCAGAAGAGGGTAAACCTACTCCATCATACCAATTACTCATTGTCTACCCCTCCTATTAACTTATTTACTTTATCTAGTAATTCATTGTATTTATTTTCTAACTCTTCTCTCTTAGCTATTTCCTCCTGAAGTGCTTTTGCTATTACAGTTGTATACCCAGACTGAGAAAACATTATATCTGTATCTTCTTCCGTTCCCATGTTATACAGAAATAAATCTCCAACAGGTGTTCCTATAATATCATTAGCCACAAAACCTACTTGTAAATCTTCGGTTCTAATAGCCTCCCCATCTCTTTTATAAGTAAAAGTAGCGGGGCGAAGATCATTTTTTACAAAGTCTAAAAAAGGAGTGGCCCCAGTAGAGTAAGTAGATATACCTTCGTCAAAATAATTGATGTCTTCTTTATATTTAGCATCTGAAGTATTTAAAACATTGACAGCATATATCGTTCTCCATCTACCTATTCCATTAGTTGAAGTAGAACTAGCTCCTAAATCTATGTTGGGGCTAGAGCTGTATACTGGTCCAAAGCCAAAAGTACCACAGTTAGTAGATCTTACTTTACATCCTCCAGTGGTAATATCGGCAAATATACCAGGTACAACTGTACCCGAAGAATTCTTATAAGTAGTGTCATCATAATATACTTTTATGTTTCCATTACCAAAATAATTTGAATTGTTTACTTTAATCATATTATTGTTATTTACTGAAGTTTTCAATAAGTCAAGTTCTACATCTAAAAAATTACCCGAGTGTTTGTCAAATACACAATCTGTTGTAGAATATCCATAGTTATTAGTTGCCATAGTTTTCCTCCAATTTACTCAATCTATCTAAAATTGTGCTAGGAATAATATTTCCTTGGCGTTCCCAATAAGTTTCACTTTCTTTTAGGTAAATATCTCCAGTAGATAAGTCAAGATGGAAGTCGCCTATTATGCCATAAGTAGAAGCTGTTGAAGGAATAGAACTTCCTACGTACCATTTAGTAGCTTCTCCTTTATCTCCCTTCTCACCTTTTTCACCGGGATCACCTTTCTCTCCAGAGTCGCCCTTTTCTCCAGTATCACCTTTGGGGCCAGTTTCTCCTTGGTCTCCTTTTGGTCCCACTTCACCTTGAATACCTTGTGGTCCTGTTTCACCAGTGTCTCCTTTAGGACCTTGTAATCCTTGGGGGCCTGTCTCTCCGATGGGGCCTTGCGGACCAACTAAACCTTGTTCCCCAGTGTCTCCTTTTGGTCCTTGCGGTCCTGTATCACCTTTTGGACCAACTTCACCTTGAGGGCCGGCAGGACCAATATCACCTTTTTCTCCCGCATCACCTTTCTCGCCTTTTTCGCCAGTGTCGCCCTTCTCACCAGGGTCTCCTTTTTCGCCTTTTTCTCCTTGAATTCCCTGTTCTCCTTGAATTCCTTGCTCACCTTTCTCGCCCTGGATACCTTGATCCCCCTTAGGACCAGTTGGACCAGTTTCACCTTGAGGACCAATCTCTCCAGTATCTCCTTTAGGACCTATTGCCCCAGTGTCTCCCTTTGGACCAATTTCTCCTTGCTCACCTTTAGGGCCCTGAGGACCAATTTCTCCTTGATCTCCCTTTAGTCCTTGTTCTCCCTTAGGACCTTTTATATTAACAGTAGCAGGAACAGAAACCCCCAACTTACTGCTTGTCCAAGATAGATTTCCTTCCCCATCTATCTCAGGAGTAAAAGTAATACCATCTTCATAATCCGTACCTTTTATTGGAGTGTATCCATCAAAGTAATCTTTGTTTTTTATAGGAGTATATCCAGATGCCCCAACAGGAACACCAAAATCTATTCCATAAATACCTGTAGCTTTAGTAGTTAATTCTACTGTTGCGTCTGAACCTGCTGGTAATGTATATACATTATCTACTGTTATCACCGGGGCTGGTCCAGGAGTAAGTGAAATAGTTGAGATTTGTGTATCAACATAGTTTTTATCAACATCTACTATGGGGATTGTAGGTTTATCAGTTAAATCATTATAACTATAAACTTTAGAATTGATAGTGTTTAATATCTTTTCACTTGAATAAGTAGTTAGAGTCGAAGAATTACTATCATCTATAGAAATTCCCCCATTTTCTCCTCTGTCTCCTTTTTCTCCTTTGATGTTTCCAACCCATTCCCAGTATCCTAATTGTTTCTTATAAATGTCTCCAGTAGACAAATCTAGGTAGTGATCTCCATTTTTTCCTAGGTTATTGTCGGGGGCATAGGCACCATCGTACCAAGTTCCTCCATCGGCTCCCGCAGGACCGGCAGGACCCTGTTCCCCATCTATACCATCAGTTCCATTTATACCATTAACCCCAGGTTCTCCCTGTATTGAGGCAATTCTATCCCAATTATATTCTTTTTTATATATCTCATTGGTATCTCTGCGGTAATAAAAATCACCATTTTTCCCCAGTTCTGCAGTAGGTAGACCTATACCATCATACCAAACTTGAACCACAGAGTCTTCTTCTAGGGACATTGGGGCAATGCTTAACTGTGCTATCTGTTCTTCTAATAAATTTAGTTTATTAGTAAGATTATTGATAGTATCAGAGTTTAGAATTTGCCCATTTTTCCAACTTTGAATTCTATTATCCATATTTGACCTAATCTCCTTTCGTTAATCTCTAATATAGGCAAAAAAAATAAGGACTGGATTGTTTAATCCAGTCCGATAAATTAGTTAACGCAAATATATGTGTATATGCCTGTCTGAGTGATAGTTGGAGTATTAGATAAATTAGTCTTTTTGTTATAATATGGATTTGCTGTCGCATCAACTGCTGTTCCATCACATTTTTGCCAAGTTCTTCCTTCTAAGCTGAAAGATTCCCCATTGTCAAAGCCTAATTGCTTTAATTCTCCAATGATTGTTGTATTGAATGTAGTTAAGAAATCTCCAATGTCTTCAGCGTAGATATTAGCTAGAAGCCCCCAACCATTTATAGTTTTATTAGTACTATTACCTGATGTAGCTCCATCTACTGCTGTCATACCTGTAGAAAGTGCCCCACTTGTTATGTTTTGACCGTTGCTTACAAAGATAGGCAAAGCAATCACCGCTATACCATTAGTTTTATAATATTTCATAGATGTTCTAGCAGGATTCAACAAGATATAAACATCTTCAGTATATATTTTCCCAATTGGTATTTCAACAGATGAGAACGTATCACTTCCAATAGTCATAGTGCCTGTTGCTGAATAAGTTTGGTCTGTAGCGATTACCTCTTTAATTGTGTATGTTGTACCAGTTAATGTCATTGTATATATAGATAAATTCGTTATAGATGTACTTGGTAAAGCAATTTCGATGCTTTTAATATATGTTCCAGCACTTACTTTTAAATTTTTATCTGACCAGTACCCAACAGTTGTGTCGGCAAAATCACTAATTGTTTTTTGAGTAATGTCCCAATAAGTCTTAGTAATTGTAGCTTGTGGTATTTTAGTAAATACATTAGAACCTGTGAAAAGGTTATCTTTTTCCGATCTTACCACATCTGCGTATTCACTTGTGATTTTATCTAAGCCAGTGTTGAATTCACTTTCTGATACCACAGGAGAATAAGTAGCACAGAAGATAGCTACTAATAGACTTGCTTTCGATAAGTCATGAAGTGCTAAAGTGCTACCAGCTGTAATTGTAGTGCTAAGAGGTATATTTAAACAATCTCCCGTAGGAGCATTTTTATGATAACCTCCGCCTTGAGTTGTCGATGTATAAACTTTATAAATAAAAACAGTTTCAGTTGTGTAAGATTTATTAATTGGTACAATAATCGAGTTATAATTACCAAAAGTGTATAAATTACTTACTGTATATGTTCCATTGTTGACTATTTGTTCAGTAATTTTTAAAGTAGATTTGTCAACAGCATAAACAACAACTCCTGTAATTTGATCGCCTACGTTATATCCTACAACACCTATGGCAATACTTGTAATCGTTGTATTTGCTGGAGCCGTAGCACCATAAGAACCCCAATAATTATTGGCACCTACGACAGCAATAGTTTGAGTTGTATCAGCAGGTGATTTACTAGCTAAATATGTAGATGCTACACTTGGTTTTGTTAAGAATTTATTTGTTCCTAAGAATGTATTGTCTCCAGTAGTTGTAGCCATTTCTGCTGTTAAGGTATTTTGTAAAGTAGTTAATTCAGTTTTATCAGCTTTAAGCGCTAAATCTGATGTAGTTGCTCCATTTTTAATATAGGTTGCTATCGTTTCTAATTCACTCAAAGTAGCAATAGGGCTCTTTATTGATTCAACAGCCTCCCAGAATAATCTTACTCCATGAGTAATTTCTTTGGTTATAGTAATATCTGACAGAGTGGCATTCACTGTTGGAGCTTTTGACAATATATATGTAGATGTTAAATCAGTGTCATCAAAACAGAACCCCATTCCTCCACCACTGCTTAATGATGTAGACGTTCCTAATTTAATCATAAAAGAACAATTATAACCAAAGGTTCTATTAATAGTTAAATCAACACTATTTAATCCACTAACCAGATCACTATTAACTACTAAACCATGTCCATTTGATACTACTTGCTCCATAACTACCATAGTATCAGAATTAACTGCGTATACTTCTATTCCTGTTATCGCTGTATTTAAAGTGTAATTTTGTACTCCAATTCGTAAAGTTTGAATATGTGTGCTTGCTGGTAATATTAAATGTTTATCTAACCAATAGTAAGTACCCAAAGCATTTTGGCTAGAACTTGGTGAAATCGTCGAAGCTGGTTGTAATATTATACTTTCTTCACCAATAGTTGGTCTAATCTCAAAATTGTTTGATCCAGTAAATTCATTGTTAGCACTTAACATAGCTGTATCACCAGATACTAATAACTCATTTTTTACAGTTTGTAATACTGTCCAGTAAAATACCACCTGTTTACTTGTACCACCGACAACACTTCCAACAGTAGGCGTAGTATCTCTGTATGCCGCACTACCTGAACTACTAAAGGTAAACGCCATACCTCCTCCAGAAGTCGTACTAGAAGTACCTAGTTTAACTAAGAATATACAATTAAAGGTATAAATTTTGTCGATAGGAATATCTACTGTATAGCATGTGTTTAATAGATTGGTACTACTCACAATTGCTGTTCCTGTAAACACTTTTTCATAGACATTTAATGTGGAAGCGTCCACAGTGTATATCTCAATACCTGAAACCGTTGCCCCATCCGAATAATTATTGACTCCAATTCTCAATGTATCAATTTGTTTATTAGCTGGCACGACAGTATTTTTATCAAGCCAATACCATGTCCCAATGGCATTTACCCCCGATGTTGGCGCTATTGTATTCAAAGCAGTATTTGACGCTAATGTTATATCACTACTTACAGTAGGAGTTTCAGTAAAGTTATTTGATCCTGTAAAGTTATTATTTCCACTGGTAGAAGCAGTAGTAGTAGTAGTAGTAGTTGTGGTTGTAGTATCATTTGCTTTAATATACTCACTATTAAATAAACCATTATTCTCTTTCATTTTTTCTACTATTCTAGGGGCGATTACTTTTTTGAAAGCATCATTACCAAAATGAGTCGTAGGAGTAGACGATGTTGCCTTTGTCCCATTGACAGCATTTGAGTCAGTATCCCTAGGAATTTCTACATAAGTATTTGGATTCCAAGTTTTGTAGTTATCCCATATTTGTTGACATTGTCCTACGCTATACCAATAAGCTACTGTTTCAACATTATACCATAAATCTTTATCCCAAGTTCTCTTAGGAGTTCTTGTAGCATATTTCCCACCATCCAGGGAATTAAAATAAGAAAAGAATGTTGATGTCATTTCTTCAAAAGCTGTTTTGTGCCCAGAAGCATTACTAGAGTCAAACTCTCCTTGTATCCAAATTACCCCAGCAAATAAATTATCACTGTTTAAGTCTAAAGCATATTTTATACGGTCTATCATTGAATAATAGTAAGCACTTTGAACACCCCACTTATAAGCAGTAGTCATAGGATTAGGACGCATTTTTGTTTTATCATATGTTCCATACCCCGCACTAGTAGTAAAACCAGTCCCCCCATAAGCACAGTTTACAAATAAAATATCATAGTCTTCAGGAATTTCATTTAGTAACAAGTTTCCTAATGGTAAGTGAACTCCTTTAGTACCTGGATGATTAGGACTTAAAGTATTACCATTTGGGATGGTTGTTTTCATATTTTGGAAGTTTTCCGCACAGTAGTCTAGTTCAATACTTTCTAAGTTATGAGGATCATACAGACCTAACTGTCTTATTCTATTAGGATTAAGGTTTCTATTAAGATAACTTGACACAGGAGATTCATCATATCCAACAGCATTTGATTGACCAGCAACGCAAATGACAACTGATTTTTTAGGGCGAGCAGGGACAGCTCCTATTAAATCTGGCATTGTTCCATCAAGAATAGTTGTCTGTAAAGTTTTTCCAGTAGTAGTAATAGTAATTTCTGAATCAGCCAATGTTTTTTTGATTAAATCCCATAGACTTTTATCTATAATCTTAGATTGTAAAGTATCCCCATTATCAAAAAGTACTTCAGTGGTAGATATTGTATCTGTTAACCCTAACGCTGTTTTTAAACTACCATTGTTAATTTTCGTTTGTAAACTTTCATTATCAGAAAACAAAACTTTATCAGTGGTTGTTGAATGAGTAGAAACATCACTTTTTAATTGTAATATTTCTGTGTCAATAGTTTCGATTTTAGTAGTTAACAATGTATTATCTTTAGCATAATTGACTAAATCAGTAGTAATAGTTGATACTATTCCTCCTGTTGTACCTAGTTCTATTTTAGATACCCTAGTAGTTAAATCTGCTAAGTTGGCATTAGTCGTATTTAGATTACTCTCATCTGTTGACACTCTATTTTCCAAAGTGGAAACTCTTGTGTTTAATGGATCAATACGATCTCCTATAGTAGTAATTTTAGATTCTAACGAAGTAATATTATTCCCCAAAGTAGTTAATTTGGCTTCATCTGATATAATTCTGTCTTGTAAATTAGCAGTAGTTCCATCAGTAAAAGACACGTTTGGGGCGATTGTAGATGGATTAGTTGTTAGTGTATTTGTCTTAAATTTTTCTAACAAACTTTCCCCATCAGCAAAAAGAATTGACGAAGCAGAAGAAGTGCTAGTTGTTGATCCCAATTCCCCTTTTTGATATTTTGCTAGTAAACTTTCACTATCGGGAAAAATAATCGCACTAGCATTTAGAGTTGTAGTAGATGTCTCTAAAGCCGACAGAACGTTTTTAATAGTTCCATCTTTCAAGGCATCTTTTAAAGTTAAAGAAGTACCATCGTCATAAGTCGCATATAACACCTGTTCAATCGAGGTCTCAAAGTGAACGACATCGGTATTACCATTTTGGTCTTTGTATCTATATTTTAAATTAATTGCCATCTAATCTCTCCTTTTCTTTATAGATTTTTCTAAGAAAAGTCCAGATTGTATCATATTCTAATATAAGTAAAAAATCTATGGATGAATTAAAAAAGCTGGACCTTTTACAGTCCAGCTCTTTTTAATAATTCTTCAAGTGTGATTGAATGTATTTCATAATGTTCAACAAACACTAGGGGAATGTTGTTTTTGTGGCAATACATTCTTTTTTGTGTGTCATTATATTTCTGGGCCTTAAGGGCTCTATAATTTCCATCTTTAGCTGTATAGTGCTGGCTACCCTGACACTCAATTAAAAAGTCCACATTTCCTTCCTCGTCAAATACAGCAAAATCAAATCGAAGGGGGCGCCCAGAAGAAGCAACTAAATTGGGGAAAATGTATTCTGTTGTATAATCAAACCCGGCTTCGTCTAATAACATTTGTGTTTTGATTTCTAATCGACTTCTACCTTCAAATTTCATAAACTCACCTCCTTATATTGTTAGTAGCCATATATAAGCAATTACCCAATATAAAACCTTAATAAAAATACTAAAAATAAAATTATTGTAGTACATGCTTAATTTTAGCGACACGTACATTCCTACTACAAGATAAATATAACATAATAATTCATTCATCTTAAAATCCTATCTTACTAACTGACCCAAAAGTAAAGTCAAGAACAGAAACTTTTTTCTTTTTCTTATCTTTATCTTCTAGCATCTTAATATAATATAATCCATAGATAAGAGCAGAGAATTTATCTTTTCCTATCTTTCTGGTAACCCTCTCCAAAGCTACCTTGTTTCCTGCTGTGTCTGTTTCCTTTTGTATTAAGTTTAACATTTCTTCTTTAAGAATTGATGTTAAAGTAAAAGGAACAAGATATTCACTTCTCTTGGCAGGCGACATATCCATACCTACTTTGGTTCCTAATAATTTAGCCTTAGCTGTTCTTTCATCTATTAGTAGGCGAAGTGCCCCCGAACCCATTTGAGATTGTAGGTTTACATAGCATATGTCATTTATTTCAGCATTTGCCTTCATTAAATACATCGCATCTTTTTCAGTTTCTGGGTCATCTCTATATATTTTAGCATATTGACGATCTGGATCTGTTTCAGCAATAACCCCGAAAGGAGGGTATTCTTCTCCAGTTTTATCATCATAATTTCTTAGCACTAAGAAATCAACAAGCCCAGACCCTAATCCATTCGAGTCTATGATAAGTGCCTTACACTCAAACTCATAAAACTTCTTCTTAATAAACAATGCTTGATTTAAGAAGTGGTCTGCTTCAATCGTGAACATATTGACGACTGATTTGATGTATGGTTGGTTGGGGCGAGGTTGTACTTTGATTATGGTTGCTACTGTTTGGCATCCTTTTACCGAACGGGCAACATCGACCCCCATAATATAATAATAATTTCCTATACCTTTTTGGCTATAGGAGTGCTCTGGTTGTTGTAGCACTCTACATTTGTCAAATTGTTCAGAAGAGAAGAAAGCTTCTTCTGAACTTCCAGCCCAGACTGACTCATATTCTCTCGCAAAAGAAACTTCATTGAAAGTTCCATCTTGCTTTAATTGTGAAACGAAATCTTTATCTAGTAATCCCATGGCAACAGGAGTTCTCCAAGATCCACCTGCTACACACGCTAATCCTGGTCTCACTACTTGCCATATTAAAAATTGTATCATTTTAGCATAGCTATAATGGCTTTTAACGATTTGTTCTACTAAGTTCGCAACACTTAGCAAGTTCTCTTATGAACTTCTACATATCACTATGTAGTCCAGACTATATCATCTTCCACGGGGGAAGGTCTCCTTTTCGAGTATCATCAGCTTATACTCTACTCCCTGCCGGGATAGTCGTTGAACTTTACCTTTCGGTCTTAGCTACTGATTGTCTTGGTTTCCCCAAGAGTTCCCAGTAATTAAAAGACTTTTTCGACATACATTGCTGTATGAAGGGACAAAATTTATCCTGCAGTACTCACCCAGCATTGACTTTTGTTTAATCCTTCCAATGGATCAACAAGTCCTCCTGCTGTTCTTCTATTAACGTTCATTAGCATTGATTTGGACTATATCATCAACCAATTTGGTTGCGAGACGCTTCGATTGGTGGCAAACTCCAACCTACTGGGCTACACTCATCACCCATAGTCTCTACACGTTCCTAATATTAGGCTTCGCACGGGATTGTCATTTCTGATTTCCCCGTTAGCATAAATATAAATATTTACACACCCCTTTGCCTTGGGTTCATCTCGTTTTCTTAATAACTTACGCTATTAAGCCCCCTAATGATTGAGGGATAATTATTTCATTTAGTAGCTTTCCGTCAATTAACAGGGCTTCTTCTATAAGACCCAAATTTGTTATCGTCAAGCTTTTTATCTTGACTTCTATATGTTGCCATATAGTTCGGCATATGTTTTCTACTATTAAAGTAGCCGAGGCCTCGTGGGAGAATTATTGTTTCCGCATCTCCTATGCTCTGCCCCTGACTAAGCCTTTTAAATCTTAGCCTTCGGTTCAAGTTGTCCCAAAGGGAGTTCCTTGCTTAATTCCTCGGTTTATACACGGCAGTCATTTTTACCGTGTCTTCTTCCCAAATTGTTATTATCAGTAAGCTTTTTATCTTACTCTCTGGGGGTTTCCCTCATTTTCATCGGTATGTCATTTCATACCCAGTTTAGCATATCTTTTCTACTTTCCAGTAGTCCGAGCCTCTTGGACATATTGTATTCTGCTAAAAGCAGGTTCAATGTCTATGCGTTGTCCCTGGCTAAACTTTTAAATTTAGCCTTCAGGTCTGATTAGCAGTTAAGCCTTCCAGGTTTTTTCTCGGATTTATATTTTTACATCGCGAGGCAAAAGAAGTGGGTTGCTTCTAAGTATCGCCCTCATTGCTTGCTTATCTTCGTCCGTTAAAGTATTAAATAAAGGTTGAACTCTTAATGGTCCTCTGCCATTTACATATTTACTTATAATATCAACACTTACTCCATATGATTGAGCTATATCTTTTATCATTTCACCATCTTCTCTTCTAAATACAGCATCACAAAACATTGTGAATGGGGGACCATAATTGCCACCTTTAGAAGAGTGTCTATTTATTTTTACTGGCGTATCTTTGATTAGATTTAACCTTTCTATAAAAGACATTTTTGAAAATAAATCTTTAGGTAGATTATATCTTTCTCTATTATCACCAATAATATCTATGGTAGTTTCTCTGTGGATCTCCATTATTTTAGCAACATCATCTCGGCGAATATTAAAATAATCATAGGCTAATATTTGTAAATATTCATAGCAAGTTAAACCATTTTGAGAATGTGTATATTCAATAAAAGTCTCTACATTTTCATAGTATATTTGTAATTTTTCTTCAAAGGTTAAATTTTCTTTATTGTATTCTTCAAAGAATTCAACATAAGTTTCACCTTTAAATAATTTGTTTAAACTATCTCGATGACACTGTAAATATTGAGCTATGTGATAATAAAAACCATCTATTTCTTTGACTATTGTTATGATGCGGTATTCTTCGTATGTTTTTACAATTCTTTCTGAAGAAATATTTTTACACACATTTAAATTTTTATTACATACTGGTAGATTTTTACTAAGAGCATCATCAATTACTTGTTGTTCTATATCAAATAATTCATTCCTTGTTTCAACGTCTGTTTCTATTATGACATCAAAATTTAAGAGATTCAATCCATATTGATTTACTATTTCTTGTAATTGAGTTGCTGAATGTTTGTTTCTATTAAATCTTTTCCAGTGCTCATATTTTCTTCGATTTGGTCTACTTGTAGAACCAATATAAAATTCTTTTATTAACGGGCTTGATATTTTGTATATGTATCCTTTCATAAGATACCTCCTTGTTATAATATTTTTATTATTTATACTTATATTATAACATATTTATACCGTATCTGTCAAGGATAAATATTGAGCAATGATCGGATATTTTCCGATTAACCACGCGATGATTCGCGGACCGCAACTGAGTCAAATCTTGACCCATTTTTAAAACTTACTCTAAAGTAATCTTTAGCAAATTGACAACCTTTCCAATTGATTTCATTCCTAAAAGCAGGGAATAGATCGACAATTTCTTCAAACTTTTCTTTGGCAATTGTTGCTGATTGTTCCTTTGTCCCCGAACAAATAAATAGCTTACACTTCGGATATAGCATACATTTTACCATCAGAAGCATAATCGACAAAAAGGACTTGCTAAAGGCCCTGGGGTAAGTTGCAAAGAAATATTTATGACGTATGGCTTGTCTTAGGAATATTCTTTGATATGGAAAAAAATTAAAAGTGCTGTCTTTTGCCTTCATAGTATCCAGTAATAAATCAGGATATTCTCTATAAAAAGACAATAGATCAGCAACTCCATCAATATTGTTGTAAACCATGTTTTCAGTTATTTCTAGTTTTCCTGTAGAGGCCTTTCGTAATGATTGAGTGATACTTTCTAGTATTTTCATTATAGAACACTCTCCTCATCTAATAGTTGTGAAAAATCTTCATAATTTTCCAACGTCATAGTATCTTCAACTTCAAATTCATCTTCAGCTAAGTCGTCTAAAGATTTATCTTCAGCCATTTGTAATTCCATTAATTTAATTGCACTTTCTATTTGAGATCCTAAATTAAGTTCATTTTTTACAAGGTTTTCAACATATTTCTGCATATCTCTCACAGTAATATCAATTATATCTAGTGGGGCATCTACCCAACCTGTATATTTATCTATAATCCCTTTTTCTTTTTCGGCAATGGCAAACATTTCACAAATCGCCATCCCCCCATCATCTTTCTCCTTAGATTGCGATGGTTGAAACTTCGCTGATTTCATCAATGTATCATAAGTCTTACTTAACTTAGTAAACCCATCTATATCATCTATGTCCATTGCCTTGTCCATCTTTAAAGAGGTCTTACATATCTTAATCAGATAATCCCTATGAGAAGCAGTAGAAATGTCATAACTTTCCTCCATCTCTTGATACATCTTCTCCATTTTTATCCAATCTTCTTCTTCGTAGGCCTTCCCCCACTTTATTGTCATAGCAATTCTTTCATTCTTAGTAAGCATAGTCCCAAAATCAAAGTCTTTGAAACCTTCTTCCTCTTCTTGTTCTTTCATAATCTGAATTGCTTCTTCTTCTGTTCTTCCTTGTTCAATAAGAGCTTCCTTGTATTTCTGATTTTCCTCTTGTCTTTTAATCTCTTCCTTTTCCAGAAGCTCTCTATGTTCTTGAACAAATCTATCTGTATCAGCCCAAGTGTGTCCCTTAAACTGACTTAGCCTCATCTTAGCTATGTATCGCCCCAATATTGTTTGGGGGTTCTGAGGATTTTGGGGATCTGGGGAATATCTATTCACCAAAATCAACCATTCTCCTGGTATATAAGGTAAGTCTATCTGTTTTAATATGGGGAACGCTGTCTCTGGCTTGTGGGGATTAATCCCCAATGCTATACATTTCTTACAAGTGGACATTGGTTCTCCTTCTTTGTCCACATAATAGTTCTTGAGTTCAAGATTTTTATTACAGGTATCGCAAAATTTCTTTTCTCTTGCCATAACTACCTCCTTTTATTGCGATATTTCTGGTGTTGACGTTCGGGGGAAAAGCTTTCTAATTCTTCGGGGAAGCAAATGCGTCTCATAGCTTCCGCAAAGTAGGGGTTATGGGGCAAAATCTTTTTCCCCCAAAACTCTATTAGGAGCTTGGCTCCCCCCAAAGTATCAAAGTGGGAGTGTTGGGCATACTCCCCATTCTTTCTTATTAGTATGTAGTTTCTACTTGTGTGTAAAATAGTAAAATAAGTATCCTCATAGACCTTATTTTTCATTTAACCACTCCTTTTTGACCTACACTTCCTACAAATAGAATAGAATTTTGACTTACTACTGCTGTTTCTACTGAAGTATCTCTTATGAGCCAAATGAACTGTCTGACATCTATGACAATATTTGTAAGTTCCGTAGGCTTTGTAAGTAAAGAACCAATCTTGCCATTGCTTTTTGTATTCCTCAGCAATTAATTCGGGGATTTTGTTCCTCCAAAGTGAACTTATGTATTCAATAGAATGCTGATTAGCTAATTCTTTTTGAATTTCTTCGTTGCTAGCTCCCCCAATCTTCATCTCTAGGATAGTCATTAGTATGGGAAAGGGGCGAATAGCTTCTTCTATTAGGGCCTCTAGGTCGATCAACATCCAACGAATGTCAGAATGTAAATCTTCTTCTGTGCTAGTTTTTAAGCGAGAATAGTTGATCAGAAGCCCGCTAATATGTTTAGGGTCGGCGAAAGAAATAGCATTCTCGCTCACCATTATCATATTTCCTTCTTCATCATAGTAGAAGGTATCTGCGTCAAAGTTAAATGTTGGGGCAGAGCGCAAAGTGTTTTTAGCATATATTGGGGGACGGTAGCTGTTTAAGATAGAGTATTTTTGTTTACACATATCTATTACCATCTGTTTAATTCGGTATTTTTGAATACCAGAGGCTTTCCCCAGTGCTAAGTTCCATTTGTCGATCTCTTCTTGTAGTTGTTTTAATTCGGGAATTTCCTCATAGTCTTCTGCGGAGATCTTTATTGTGGGGGTAAGGATAGTGTTTTTATCTTGTTTAATAAGAGTGTAAAGACTATCTTCCCCTCCTTCTAATTTTCCGCACAGACCTTCATAGGAAGTTTCTCTTTTGTTGATGGTTACCATCCTATTGCTAGTGTTAATTTCCCTCTTTTCTACATCTGCTACATAGATAAGATAATCTGCCATCTTTTCTAGGAGAGAAGAAGGAGGGTCTGGTGTTTCAGAAAGGATTTTTTCAACCAGCTTTTTCCTTTCTTCGTAAGTTCTTATGTTATAATCTAAATTCATTGTTAGTTTCCTCCTGAGTGGGGAGAGAATTTAGTGAGGAACGAAGTTCCGAGCTAAAGACGCTCCCAGTAATTAGTTTAAGAGGAACGAAGTTCCTCTTAAACTAATTACCATATATTATTATTATTATTATTATTTATATTATTATTATTATTATATATTAATATTATAACATATTATTGGGGGAAAGTCAAGATAAAAAGTTTAGCGAAAAGATTTGACTTTTTTGTTCAAATATGCTATAATATAAATATTATTATTATTATTATATTGAGTAGTTTCTATATTTCGGTCGAGAGGAACGGTGGTCTATGAAAAAATCTTTGGTTTTCTTGAATCAAAAATATTCATCGGTCGAGGAGGGTGTGCTAAGACCATTTTGAGGTTTCAAAATCAAAATTTTCCCAAAACACTCCCCCGTGGTAGAAACTCTTATTTTTTTCTAGGCACCTGCCTTCATCCTGAAAGCCCCCTTTAGTTCGCAAAAGAAAGATTGGGGAATGGATAATCTAAATCTGAAAATGGGAAAAGTAAAAAGCTATATTATATATTCCCAATTGACCTAGTTTCAGATAGAATTAAGCCTATTGTGTTTTGCTCGGCGCGCCACCGATGGTGAGCAAGCCGTAAGTTATCCACAGATTGTGTATAAAAATTATCCACAGGCTGAGTTATCCACAGGTTGAGTTATCCACAATCCCAAAATTGTGGATAACCTACTTATCCACAGGCAAAAAGTTGGGGATAACTCACTTATCCACAGGTTTATCCACAGGAATTGCCCCCAAGAAACAGTTATCCACAGGAGTTATCCACAGACTAATTTTATCCACAGATACTTATCCACAGAAAAGTTATCCACAGCTTCTCAAAAATCAAAATCTGGGGATAAAATTATCCACAGTTCACTTATCCACAAGCAGTTATCCACAACCCCTACTTATCCACAAGCTTCTGCTACTTACTTATCCACAGCTCACACCTTTGTCCACAGGTCGCACGACTTATCCACAGGAGAGCAACAACACTTATCCACAGAACGCACAACGAACAAAAAGTTATTCACATATTCACTTATCCACAATACTACTTTATCCACAAGTAATACTTATCCACAACTCGCCCCAAAAGACAAATCAAAAACTTATC